GGTCGCAGGCGCAGAAGGATCTTGATGCGGTGCAGGCCGCGATCCGCACGATCGTCGCCGGTGGTGTGGCGAAGGAATACACGATCGGCAACCGGAGCCTGAAGAAATACGACCTGACGGATTTGCTGGCTTTAGAAACTAAGTTGAAGGCCGACGTGAATCGTGAGCAGAAGGCTCAGCTGATCGCCAATGGTCTGGGCAATCCGTTCAATCTGTTTGTGAGGTTCTGATGGGTCTGCGCACTCGGCTGTTCAAGGCAATGGGATTCGCGCCGATCCGGCCGCGGCAGCGTGCGTATCAGGGCGCGCGCGTTAGCCGGCTGACGGCCGACTGGGTGACCAGTGGCACCAGCGCCGATAGCGAAATCAAGTCGAGCTTCAAGGCACTGCGCAACCGGGCGCGGCAGTTGTGCCGTGACTCGGACTATGCGAAGCAGGCGCTGCGCGCTATTCAGAACAACGTGATCGGCCATGGCATCCGGCATCAGAGCCAGGTGCGGATGCTGCGCGGCGGCAAGTTGGATGAGGCGATGAACGCCCAGATCCATGAGGCGTTCGAGAAGTGGATGAATAAATACCGCTGCGACGTGAGCGGCCTGCTTGGCTTCCACGATATTGAGCGGCTGGCGGTGCGCAGCTTGGCGGAGAGCGGCGAGATCTTCATCAGGATGATCCGCCGGCCGTTCGGCGATAGCCGTGTGCCGTTCGCGCTGCAGCTACTTGAGGCGGACTACCTGATCGATGACGACGTGCCGCAGGCCAAGGATGGCAACACGGTGCGAATGGGCATCGAGGTGGATCAGTACCTGCGGCCGCAGGCGTATCACTTCTATGCGAACCATCCGGGCGATACCTACGCCGGCAACGTGCGCACCACTGGCCGCCGGATCCGGGTGCCTGCTGATGAGGTGATCCATCTGTTCATCCCGGAGCGGCCTGGTCAGACCAGAGGCGTGACGTGGTTCGCGTCGGCGCTGATGCGGCTGCACATGCTGCAGGGCTATGAGGAAGCCGAGCTCGTGCGGGCACGAGCTAGCAGCGCGCTGATGGGATTTATTACAAGCCCCGAAGGTGAGCTGACAGCGGATGAAGTTTACGAAGGCGAGCGCGTCAGCGAGTTTTCTCCTGGGGTCTTTAAGTATCTCGACCCCGGTCAAAGCGTGACGGTGCCGGACATGAACGCACCGGACGGCCAGCTTGAGCCATTTACCCGTTCGATGCTGCGCGCTGTGGCTGCTGGTTTGGGCGTGAGTTTCGAGAGCATCAGCAAGAACTTCTCAGAGAGCAACTACAGCAGCAGCCGGCTGAGCCTGCTTGAGGAGCGCGATGCGTACCGCGTGCTGCAGCGGTACATGATCGAGAACTTCCACCAGCCGGTGTTCAACGCATGGCTGGAGATGGCGGTGCTGAGCGGTGCGGTGAACCTGCCTGGGTATGAGACCAACCCTGATCGCTATCGCGCTAGCAAGTGGATCCCCCGGAGCTGGGAGTGGGTGGACCCGCAGAAGGAAGTGGATGCGTACAAGACCGCTGTGCGTTGCGGCTTCAAGACTCTGACGCAGGTGATCGCCGAGCAAGGCGGTGATCTGGATGATGTGATGCTCACCCGTCAGAGCGAGCTGGCGATGCTCGATGAGTTCAACATCATCACGGACACCGATCCGAGCGAGGTGACTGAGGGTGGTGCCGTGCAGGCTGCGAGGCCGATGGGCACCGAGCCGCCGTTCGAGGAAACCGAGCCAGTGATCGAGGAGGAGGAGGATTATCCCGAGGAAGAAGGGACTGAAGATCTGAGCGAGCAACTACAGGGAGATTGATGGCAACGATCGAGGGGCAGGAGATTGACCTGATGCCCACGGAGGGCATGAAGGAGGAGGCGCAGCGCTATCGGGACTGGAAGGCTGACGGGCGCGATGGTGGCACTGAGGTGGCGGCTAGGCGAGCTGGGCAGATCCTTGGCGGTGATGAGCTGAGCGCCGACACGGTGATCACGATGGCGGCATGGTTCGCCCGGCATGAGGTTGACAAGCAGGGCGAAGGATTCAGTCCCGGCGAGGATGGCTATCCATCGCCTGGCCGTGTGGCATGGGCAGCATGGGGCGGAGATGCTGGTCAGGAATGGGCTACATCAAAGGCCGATAGAATCAAGGCATTACAAGAAAGAAGCGCCGTGGACTTAGAGCGCCCCTATCCGAACGAACATGCTGCTCGGTTGACTGATCCCGAGCAATATGACTCGCTTCGTCGAGAGAACGATGCGGGCGGCTCAGGAATTGACTTCATCTACGGGATCAAGGAAGGAACGTCTGAGATTCAGGCCATCCGGTTCCGTAGTTCGCAGTTCACGCCGGCTGAGGCGCGTGAGTGGTTGGCCGAGAATGACTTCGATCCGATCATGTTCGAGGAAGCTACGGGCGATGGTGAAGCCGATCGTGCTGCACCGGGCGAGCTGAGCGAGGGCGACTTCGTGCAGTGGGATTCGAGCGGTGGCACTGCCCGTGGCCGGATCGAGCATGTGATGCGTGAGGGCACGCTGGGCGTACCCGACACCGAGTTCAGCATCGATGCCAGCGCTGAGGATCCTGCTGCATTGATTCGGATCTATAGCGAAGGCGATGAAGGCTGGGAGGCGACTGAGACGCTGGTCGGTCATAAGTTCTCGACGCTCACCAAGATCGCGGCACTGCGGAGTCTGACGGGCAAATATCAGCGTGCAGAGCTGACCAGCTTTGATGAGGTGGAGGAGCGGACCTTCGAGTTCCCCTTCAGCTCGGAGTATCCGGTGGCTCGGTATTTCGGCAATGAGATTTTGAGCCACGAAAGCAAGGCGGCTGATCTCAGTCGCCTGAACGATGGCGCTCCGCTGTTGTTCAACCACAACCCTGATCGCGTGATCGGTGTTGTGGAGCGCGCGTATATCGACGGCAATAAGCGCCGAGGATATGCGCGTGTGCGGTTTAGCCGCAACTCATTCGCTCAAGAGATCTTGAGTGATGTGAAGGATGGCGTTCTCAGGAATGTCTCCTTCGGCTACTCCATCGACAAAATGGAGGAGCGCGGCAGTGGCGACTTTGTTGCTACTGCTTGGTCTCCTTATGAGATCAGCGTTGTCTCGGTGCCGGCTGACCCCGGCGTTGGGATTGGCCGATCTCTGCAGGATGACACTGCTGCTTCGGCAGCACCAACACCCGATCCCATTCCTTCAATGGAAAACACCACCCCCGATCTGGCCGTGGTGCGTGCCGAAGCCGCCGAGGCTGAGCGCGCCCGCATCTCGGACATCACCTCCCTGTGCACCAAGCACGGCATGGAGGACCTTGGCCGGCAGATGGTCGAGTCTGGTCGTTCAATCGACGAGGCTCGTGCTGCTGTCCTCGACAAGCTCAACATTCCCCAGGAGACCGTGACCATGCAGGCCGCCGACATTGGCCTCAGCGAGAAGGAGAGCCGCAGCTTCTCCTTCCTGCGTGCCATCAACTATCTTTCCAACCCGACCGACCGCTCTGCCCGTGAGGCTGCTGCGTTCGAGATCGAGGCCTCTGAAGCTGCTGCTGCCAAACTCGGCCGTCAGTCCCGTGGCATCACCATCCCCCAGGATGTGCTGCGCCGTGACCTGAACGTCGGCACCGCTTCCGCCGGCGGCAACCTGGTTGCTACCGAGCTGGATGCCGGTTCGTTCATCGACCTGCTCCGTAACGCTTCCGCCCTGGATCAAGCTGGCGCCACCGTGCTGACCGGCCTGACCGGCAACGTGGCTATCCCCCGCCAGTCCGGCGCTGCTACCGCTTACTGGGTGGCCGAGTCCGGCTCCCCCACGGAGTCCCAGCAGACCGTCGACCAGGTGAGTCTGGTGCCCCGTACCGTGGCGGCCTACACAGACTTCAGCAGGCGCCTGATGATCCAGTCCTCCATCGACGTGGAGAACATGGTGCGCAGCGACCTGGCCAGCGTGATCGCTCTGAAGATCGACGCCGCCGGCCTGTATGGCACCGGCTCCAACAGCGAGCCCCTGGGTCTGAAGAACACCACCGGCATCGGCACCGAGGACTTCGCTGCTGCTGCTCCTACCTTCGCTGAGGTGGTGGCACTGGAGAGCGACGTGGCTACTGCCAACGCTCTGCTCGGTACGCCTGTGTACCTGATGAACGCTGCTATGCGCGGCAACCTCAAGACCACGAAGAAGGACGCCGGCTCCGGCATCTTCATCATGGAAAACGGCGAGGTGAACGGCTACCGCGGTGTGCTGTCCAACCAAGTGGCTTCTGGCGATCTGTGGTTCGGCAACTTCGCCGACCTGATCATCGGCTACTTCTCTGGCCTCGACCTGATGGTGGACCCCTACACCCACAGCACCAGCGGCACCGTCCGCGTTGTGGCGATGCAGGACTGCGACATCGCAATCCGCCATCCTGAGTCCTTCAGCCGCGGCAACGACACCCTCTGATCATGTTGATCAAGGTCCTACGGCAAACAATGCTGGCAGGCCAGGTGATCCGTCTCGGGGAAGTCCATGAGGCTTCCCCCTCGGACGCCAAGCTGTTGATCGGCATTGGCAAAGCTGTTGCGGTCGCCGACAAGGTGGCCGATTTGGTTGAGGAAATTGCTCAACCAGCACCTAAACCATCTACCCCTCGACGGAGGGCTAAATCATGACCATCCACAATCTTGGCTCGAAGACCACGGTCTTGGGTCTGCTCCGCAATGACGTTGTAACTGCTACAGGCACCGGCTCTGCTGTTGACCTGCAGGGTTATGAAGGCGATATGGCTGTCCTTCTGGACGCCGAAGCCGGCGGTGCCAGCATCACCTACGCCGTGAAGCTGACCGAATCCGACACCTCCGGCGGTACTTACACCGACGTGACTGGTGGCGGCTTCACCACCACCACCGCAAACACTGCTTCGCTGCAAAAGATCTTCGTCAACGTGACTTCCCTGAAGCGCTTTGTGAAGGTCTCCATCACCGTGGCTGGTGGCACCGGCGCCGGTGCCGTGGCTGTGATCGGTCTGGCTTCTGCGAAGTACGGCTGATCATGGCTCTGACGGAGGATCTGGATATCTTCCTGGCGGACTTTGGCGTCAGCTGCACGGCTGGCGCCACTACCGCTAACGGGATCCTGGATATGCCCAGCCAGGTGATCAGCGATGGGATGGTGCTCACCACCGACTACACGCTGACAGCCAGAACCTCCGCATTTGGCAGTCTCATCCGCGGCGACTCGATCACTGTGGATGGGACTGCTTACACCGTCCGCGAGACGATGTTGATTGACGATGGCAAGTTCATTCAGCTCGGGATACAGAAGACATGAGCGGTCCCTTCAAGGTCAACACACGGAGCCAGTGGGCAGCACAGAATCCTGTGCTGATGGCAGGAGAGCCTGGCCTTGAAAGTCAGACCGGCAACCTGAAGATTGGTGACGGCAGGACAGCGTGGAACACGCTGCCGTATTTCAGCAGTCCTGCGAACTGGGCATCGTTCTGGGATACAACGTCGCAGACCGCTACAGCTAATACGCCAACGTCGATCCTGTTGCGGAAGAACGACCTAGACAACCGTGGCATCAATGTGATCTCCAATAGCCGGATCACGGTTGACCACCCTGGCATCTACAGCTTTACGTTCTCGATCCAGTTCAGCAATACTGACTCCAGCATCCATGATGTCAACGTTTGGCTCCGCAAGAACGACAATGGCGCTAGTGGTAATGTGGCCGACAGTGATAGCAAGTTCAGCATCATTGCCAGGCATGGCGGTATCGACGGCAATGTGATCGGAACGGTGAACTTCATCCTCAAGCTGGCGGCGGCGGACTACATCGAGCTGATCTGGGCAACCAGCAACGCTGCTGCATACATCCACGCCGAGGCCGCGGCGACCAGTCCGTTCGCGCATCCGGGGATTCCGGGCATCATTTGCACAGTGGTGCAGGTGGCATCGGCATGACAACGAAGCGCGAGTCGATTCTGGCCGGTATCCGCACGGCGCTCACGAACACCACTGGTGTGAGCACCAGGATCTATCGCAGCAGGGTGGAACCGCTAGCTAGGGGCGAGCTGCCGGCGATTGTGGTCGAGCCGATCAACGATGTGTGCGTGCAGTTGACGAGCACACCAACGCTGGACTGGACGCTCACCGTGCGCGTTGCAGTGATCGTGCGTGGCAACATCCCTGATCAGGTGGCTGATCCGATTGTGGAGAGTTTGCACGCGAAAGTGATGGCAGATCTGACGGTCGGAGGCCATGCCTACGACGTGCAACCGACTGGAGTTAGCTTCGATATGCAGGAGGCAGACCAGCCATCTGGTGTGATCTCCTGCGACTACGTGGTGAAGTATCGGACTCGAGTCGCTAATTTGGCGCAGAGTCCGTAGTAGCTACGATGATGGACGAATACAAAGGCCAGGGCGGCAGCTATCTGGTCGACAAGAAAACCGGCAAGCGAAAGCTCGTCGAGCGGACCCAGCCGGCTCCCCACCCCCAACCCGAGGTAGCCACCAATGGCCTCAGTTCTGACACGCCGGC